GCCTTGCCCTCCAACGCCATAAGGGATTATAATAACTAGTCTAAACAAAAGTATATATGTCACCCACATCCGTAGCCAGGCCTGCATTGTTGGACGGGAGCGTGATATAAGAGCCCACGACAATGCCTGGCGTTGTGCCGCCAATCACATAGTTGACGCGCACAAATTTACTATCGTTGTCGAACCACTGTGCCTGGGCCCCATTGATCCCGACATGGAGCTTGCCCCCGGCTGTCGTCGCAGGCCAAGTTATACTCGCTATGGTTGTATACGTACCACCGACGAGATCGCTGACCTGGAGGTTGAACACGTAGGTCCCGGTCGCTACGACGCCCGAGGCGTATACAACCCAATCGGCCATCGGAAAATCGCGAGGATACAGCAACACTCCTGTACCGCTCCCGTTGGCTGCAAGGGCTGCACCGGGCGCCAAAAGCTCCGTGGCCTTGTCGAACACAGCAGTAGTCACTATATTTCTCCTTTAGTTTCAAAGGCATATGCTGTATACTCGCGTGAGTTAGGTGGAGTGGCCAGCTCCCGATCAAAAGCCTTGTGTGCCTATCCACGCGAGGGCCTAACACACACCTCCAACGTCTCCATAGGACGCAATAATCATAGTTCTCATTATCATACTACGATTGCTGCATCCTTGATTCCACGCAGCCTAGCCATACTTCGTCCGCTGAAAACCGCCACGGAGGCATACCACTCTACGCGGGTACGAAAAACCGGCTTTGCCTCAAGCTCCCCAAGATCGCGCACGCTAATGTCCTGGTTCTGAATGCCCACGAGCCCGCCGTCGCCCATCTGGACGGCATAGACGCTGGTACTAGCGGCAGCACCGCCACCGGGATTGGCCTCGGTAAAGGGAAGAATGTCGTTGCCCAGGTTGTCTTCCTTGGCCACAAGGATCGGAATCCCGTTATAGCTCATGACGCGTTGGCCGAACTCCGACGGATTCCAGGTGATAAACCCGCCGACCGCGGTATTGCGCGCTGCCTGCGCCAGCCTCAAAGCCATCGTGTTGTTCATAATGAGAAAATTCGCGTCATCGACCTTACTGATCAGCGTATCGAGCTTGAACAGCGACAGCGCATCCCCCCCTGACGTGGCACCCGCGTCAAGGAGCTGACTGGAGCCTGGAGGGATGCGCCGTTGCAAACCATCGAACTCTCTCGGGTCGGCTGAACTGTCACCTTTTATAAAAGCCAGTGTCCAGCGATGCGCGAGAGCCTTGACCTTCAGACCCTCCTGCACGCTGCGTTGGTTGGCTCCCATGGTTTGCGTGATGAACCGATCAACATCCAGGTCTCCCCCAGCAATGACAAGGGATTCTGTGATAGGGTTGAGCACGCCAACCGACTCGGTGAAACCCTCATTCACGCCACGAAATCCCACACCAGGCAAAATATCCTCACGATTATACTTGAGCGCGTTGCCCGCGATGCCTTCAAAAGGTAACACTCTCAGGATGTCAGAATTCCTCGCGTACATCTCGACGATCGCATTGCGTGCGACGTCACCAGAGTTCAGTTTCGAGGCTTCGACGATTGTCAGGGCCATAGGGGTGTTTCCTCCGTACGGATGTCCCTACCCCTGCCGTAGCGCCCTGCCAGGAGGCTTGTCAGGGGAGGAGTTAGCGGGTTTGCGTCGCCTGCCACTCGCGAAAGCGGGTCAGGCGTTCTGCCGGATTCGCGATACTGTTCCAATCAATCCCCGCGCCATTGCCACTATGACTCGCCGGGGCACCGCCCCCGGACGACGGGGGCCAGAGGTGCGAGGCCTGGCCACTGGCTTTGAGCGTGCTGATCCACTCGCTCGGGTTGAGGGGATTGACCCCATCCTTGCTATAGACCGTGTCGTCGCCCTTGCGGGCAATGACGTTGCCCTGCTCGTCCAGGTCGGTGAAGACTGCCAGGCCGCGATGGACCGCATCATCGACCGCTTTCTCGTGGACACCGCTGTGCGTGACCGCGTCGAGCAGCGCGGTTTTAATCCGGTCCTGGCGCCAGCGGCGATCCAGGTCCGCGGCGGTCGTCTTGAGCTGGTCATTCTCACGCTTCAGCATGCCAACATGGCGTTCATGGTCGTTTTTCATCGACTCGGTGCGCCGGGCAATGAGGACCTCGATGCCTTGTTTGTCATACACCTCCGCGTCGTCCAGGCCCTTTACCCGGTCCTGAAGCTTGCGGTAGTCCTCGGGATCGACGCCTTCAAACTTGGTCTTGAGCTCTACGAGCTGCTTTTCGGTGTCACGGCGCAACGCGCGTTCCTGGTTTAAGGCGTTTTTGACTTCCACGGCTTGGTCCACCGCAGGATCCGTCTGGAGCAGCCACCGGCCCTCTTTTTCGGCATAGTGCTCTTGGATGCCTGCGGGAATCTCGATTTGACTGTCGTAACTTTGCTTGAGCACCTCGACAACCCTCCCGGTTGCGTGGGTGGGCCGGCATCCCGCCGGCAGACATCAGCTTCTCTGCATCCCACAGAGGAGCAGGCACAAAAAAAGCGGCCCCCAGGACTCGTGGTCCCGAAGGCCGCTTGCTGGACAGAGGCGGATCTCGCCCGAGGGCAAGAGTCAATTATGCGCTAAGGTTTTGACGTCCTCTGCCGGCTCAAGCCTGGCAGATTCCCTAGTACGGCGTTCAACGTCCTGAACGGAGAGCTCTGCTGTCTCTCTTACTTGCCCAGGCCCCGGAAGCGAGGCTTCCTAGCGGAGAGCAACTGTACCAGCATCAGGTACAGCAAGCGTGTGAATCGTTCTGCATACGCAGCACTGGGCTGAACACGTACGCTGATTCTGAGAGAATCATAGTGTGGATAACCTGTGGAAAAGTCAAGGACTATTTCTCGTCTTGCCTCCGCACAACCGTTCCTGTAGAGTGCGCTCCCGAGATGTATAGAGTGTAGCAAGAGTCATGAATAGTCTAACACGTAGAGGAGAGACCCTATGCCACGCACGCAACCCGCGCCGAGCCCTCGCAATGGCACCCCGTTTGTCATTCCGGCACATCCCGGTGTCACCATTCGCCCCTTACGCGAAAGCTCCGCGACCTTTCGCATTCACGGCCTGGCGCCGTACATGCAGTGCCGCTTTAGCCAAAAAGCGATTGCCAAAATCCAAGAAACGCACCGGCAAGGCTCCCAGGCCCGCTCCAAACGCGTCCGGGAAGCCCGCGATTTTGACGAGGATTACCGCCAAGCGATGCACCTCTTTGCCGATGGCACCTGCGGCATTCCCTGCGCCGCGTTTCGCAACGCCCTTATCAGTACGTGCCGGCTCGTGGGCTTTAAAATGACGATTGCCAAACTGTCCGTCTTTATTGTGGCGGACGGCCTGGACGTCGTAGACGGAACCCCCCTCGTGCGCATTGAAGGCACCCCGGAACAGAGTATTCTCCCGGTACGGAATGCCACGGGGGTGATTGATTTGCGCGTCCGGCCCTTGTGGCGCGAATGGGCGGCCAACCTGACCATTCGCTATGATGAGGAACAATTCAGCACGCAGGACGTCACCAACCTCCTCATCCGGGCCGGCCGACAGGTGGGCGTCGGCGAAGGCCGCCCGGATTCGCGGGATTCCAACGGGATTGAATACGGGTTATTCCAGGTAGCAATCGAGCGCGAGGGAGACGACGATGGCGACACCGACGACGACACCTAAACCGCCCCCGCCAATGTTTGAGACGGAAGACGAGGTCGTCGCCGAACTCCTCGCCTATTATCGCCGGCATGCGCAACGCCTGAGTGGCGTGAGCGAAGCGACCACCAAACTGTGGCCGCGCCTCGTCAAGCGCATGCCGCGCAAGATCCTCATGCACTTGGCCCAGCTCGGGCTGAGCCACAAAGTCCGGACCTTAAACGGGTACGAGTTGGGACGCCAGGGCTGGACGGCGGCCCAGGGCAGTATCCTCGTCCAGCAGACAACCCCAACCGATCCGGCCCAGGCGGGCAAGCCCGTCCGGGTCCGGGTCGAACGCCTGCCATGGACAGGGCCGAAGGTCGTGTTTCCTCGGATTTTGACCACGACGTTGTATGCGACGCAGACGGTCGTGAAACCACTGGTACATTTTACTATAGGAGATTTTGAATTTGTGATGACGGGCTTTGCCGAGCAACGCAACGGCCTGGAGCGGCGCATCGAGGCCATGGGCAGTGCGGTTCAGGCCCTCCGGGCGCATCAGGTGCGCGAAGTCGCAGACCTCCCCCCGCCGGACATCGAGGCGTTTGCCGCCCGATGGGAAGCGGCCCTGCGCAGCGAGCGCGGCACGACGAGCGTGGTGGCGTAGGTAAGAAGTACAGACAAGGCACGACGAGACGTGGCGTGGTTGGACATCGCATGACGAGGCCAGGCGCCGCAGGCAAGGCGTGACAAGACGTGACCCGACGGGGATTGGCCCGACTTCGCGGGCATGGCTAGACAAGGTATCGCAGGCGAGGCCTCGATGGCCGCGACTGGCATGACCAGACGAGACTTGGCGCCGCAGGCATGGCGAGACCAGGCGCGACATGACTTGACGAGACCGGGCCTGGCGAGGCGCCGCAGGCAGCGCGAGCCGTGGCGAGGTGCGACGGGACCCGGCTAGACAGCGCGACGCAGGCAGGACAGACATGGCAGGGATGGGCAGCGCAGGTCTGGACAAGGCGGACCGTGGCGCCGCAGGCACGGCAAGGCGGGTCCGGGTATCGCGAGACAGGGCGCGACATGACAGGGACTGGCGTCGCAGGCACGGCGGGTCGGGGCTAGCTGACCCATCGCTAGACGAGGCACTGCAGGCCTCGCGCGGCAAGACGTCGCGAGCCGGGGCGGGACCGGGCATCGCAGGCAGGGCGTGACGTGGCTAGCCAGCCCATCGCAAGACGAGGCACCGCAGGCACGGCGCGACGCGTCAGGTCTAGGCCGGACATGGCGAGGCGCCGCAGGCGAGGCTCCGCCGGGCGGCGCTAGTCCCCGCGTGGCCAGGACGGGCTGGGCATCGCAGGCGAGGCTGAGCCAGGATGGCGTAGAGTGGCAAGACAAGGCGAGGCCCCGCAGGCGTGGCAAGACTTGGCGTCGTCTCGCGGGACCAGACGAGGCGTCGCAGGCGGGGCTCGACATCGCTCGACTCGTCGGGGCTCGACAGCACTCGGCAAGACTCGGCGCAACTCCGCAGGCTTCGCAGGTCGTCGCAGGGCGAGCCAAGGCACGGCGCGGCTCCGCGGGGCCAAGCGGCGCGGGCGTGGCTAGCCAGCGCGTGGCGCCGGGAGGCTAGGCGCGGCCGGGCATCGCGGGCATGGCGAGACGCCGCATGGACGACGGAGCGTGGCCCGACAAGGCCGGGCCAGGCAGGCTGCGCGTGTCGTCGCGCGACATGATACCGCGTGACCCGGACCGACGCGGCGCCGCAGGCGTGGCTGGACGAGCCAAGGCATATGTAGGCCAGGCTGGGCTATGGGCGGCTGGCAAGGCATAGCATATCAATGACTTAGCGTAATTTTCGGCTTGTATGGGAAGAGGAAACAGGCTATACTAACGGGGTAGGCAGGAGATGGGGTTCTCCTGTCACCCCTGAACACACGCCTCTAGTAGGAGAGACGACATGTCTGAGCAAGATCTTACCATAACTCCACTCGTCCTTGACATTCAATATCGGACCATTCAGGATGCCTTTGTGCAGACGGTCGATGCCCGGAAATTGCATGCCTGGCTGCGGGTTACCCATCGTTTTAATGATTGGATAACCAATCGCATTCGCGAGTATCAATTCCTTGAAGATGTTGACTACCTTTTTTACCACAATTTTAGTAAAACCCAACCAGGCAGACCTGAGCACATGTATGCGCTGACGCTGGACATGGCCAAAGAGCTGTGTATGGTCGAACGCACGGAACGCGGACGGGATGCGCGAAAGTATTTCATCCAGTGTGAAAAAGCCCTCCTCTCTGTCGTGCATACAATCACCGTCCATATTGACCCGCTCAAGGAGGCCATCGCGGCCATTCACACCCGCCTAGATGCCCTGGAGCATATCCCAGAGCCTACGCCTCTTACCCGCAACGGACAGCTTCCACCGCCGACCCCGCGCATCAAGGAACATGCGGAAGTCAGTTGGCACATGGCCCGCCTCTGGACGCTGTTACGCCATACTGACGAATGGCTGAGCAATCGTGAGCTCGCGCATCGGAGTAGTATTAAGGAGAGGACAGCGCGGTCGCATACGCGCTATTTTCGTCAACTCGGCCTGATCGAGGTCCACGAGTACTTTCCTACGCATCTGCACCGTATCGCCGCAGATGCCGAAACCCGCAATCCAGCGGTCTACCGGCGGCTCGACCTGATTGCGGCCTTGATTGAAGAACGCCGCCGCCCGTAGCAGGCATAGCTAGGCCTGTCTAGGCGTCGCTTCGAGCGATCGGCAAGGCGCGGCGCCGCAGGCATCGCGAGGACACGCAAGACACGCATCGCGAGACGCGACATGGCGCGGCCGCGCAGGCCTCGCCCGTCCTGACGTGGCACGACGAGACACGGCGAGGATTCGCATTGCAGGCCAGGCTCGGCTCGTCAGGACACGCGGGGGATGACAAGGCTCGGCGGCACATCGCTGGCATCGCACGCCCTGACGAGACGAGGCAACGCGCGACCAGGCCAGGATTGGCATCGCTGGCATCGCTGGGTGTGGCGCGACGAGACTTGACGAGACTTGGCACGTCCCCGCAGGCAACGCGAGTCTGTGCTTGGCTTGACCGCGCGCGGCCAGGCGCCGCAGGCGTGGCCCGACTTGGCCGGCCGTGCCGTCGCAAGGCCCGGCTGCGCAGGCATCGCTACGCGAGCCACGACGAGACGCGGCTGGGTGTGGCCTCGCCTCGCGTCGCCCTGCCGGCGTGGCCCCTCGTGCTTAGCCCGGGCGCACGCCGTCGTGCAGGGCTCGGCACCACATGGCTGCAGCGCCGGTGACGGATAGCATCGCACTCCCGTGCAGGACTCGCAAGGATCTGCTACACTCCTGGCTACTCGTGAACGTCTGTAGGGCGACTGGGGCGGGCCGGAACCCGCCCTGGTTGCTTCTCTCGTCCCGCCGCTTGCCTCACGCGTCGCCTTCGTGTAGGGTAGTCCCGCTGTCCCGTTCATGCCCTCTACCCGTCTAACACAAGGAGACACGCCATGATTCGTTGTTCGCGCTCCCGGCTGGTCGCCAGCCTCCTAGCCCTGTGCCTCAGCGCCAGCGGTGCCCTGGCCGCCATTACGAGTAGCCTCGATCCCTCGCAAGCGCCCTCGGGCACGCACCTGCAAACCGGCGCCATCGGCTGTACGGTCAATGCCGACCAGTCCGTCACGTGTAGCACGTTTGAACTGGCGGGCGTCGGCCACACCGATGCCGACGTGGCGCTCACCGCCAGCTATACGGCCATCGTGGACTGCAACAATCCTGGCGCGAATCGGAACAACCCGATTGAATCGCACACCACCAGTTTTAGCGCGACGACACAGATTACCGTGACGTCGGGGAAGAATGGCCGTTTGAGCGTGCCAGCACAGAGCGTCAATCCCACTGCAGTCGCCCAAGGCTGTCCCAATCCCAACTGGACGCCGGTCATTCGCGCGGGCACGTTGACGCTGGCGCATTTCAGCTACACGGTGACGTTTGAGGGGTTTAGCGATCCGTATGTCGTGATTACAGGTCCCTAGCGCGTCGCAGGCTAGGCGGTGCCCGGCGCAACACGGCGTGGCATGGCTAGACGGCGCCTCGCCGGCACCACGGGGCGGATCGACACTCAGCGTCGATGCGCCTCTTCAAACACCACATCACTTACCCGCGCCACCTCCGCCCGCCGAGCCGCAAACGTGACGCGCAAATCGCACTGCGAGAGATGGCCGTGGGCGAAATGCCAGGCGAGGGAGCCGTTCTTCTGGAGCTCCAGGGCACACGCCAACATGCGCAGGTGTTCCTCGGTCACGCCATGCAGTTCCAGTCGTTCCCACACGTGGGTATCAAGCATCGGGCGTCTCCTGGCGGGGGTTGAGACATTCCCAACCCGCAAACTGGTGCGACGACATATCCGCATGCGTATACGTGGCCACCCAGCAGGTCTCCCCGACCCAGAGCAGACCGGGGGCAGCGGGCAGGCGGGGGAGATGTGCCCGCACGAAGGCCTCCAGCGTCGCACTAATCGGCGGGAGTCGCCGCCCCTCGACCATCATACCGTCCCTCCTGCTCCCGGCGCCAGGCCGCGTACTTGGGGGCCGCCTCAAAGCCAAAATCGGTCGCATACATGCGAAGCTTCTCCAGCACTTTGCCTCCGCCCTTGCACTGCTGGGCATACCGTGGCGGGTTCGCCTCCGCACAGACAGAGGCGATGATCTGACGCAGCTGGAACGTATGCGTATGCCAGCGCGTGGCCACTCGCGCTAACGGCTCTCCGCGTAAGGCTTCCTGCGTCATCCGACGATAGTCCTGCATAGTCAAATGCCGATGACACAGGCACTGACACTGCGCACACGCACAACAGGCACTCATACGGACACCTCCGGGAGTTCCTCGGGCAGCGTGAACGTATAACTCAGCCGGTAGGCGCCGGGCGTCTCCGGGTCCATGCGCCAGCGCCGCTGCTCGGCCTGACTCGGGAGCATCCCGGCCCGCTGGAGCAGCACCTCGACCTCTGGCATGGTCCGGCCCAGCAGCACGAGCGCCGGAATACCGAGATCCCCGGTCAGCGTCAGCGATCCCGGCATGGATCCTCCTCGGCCTCGCGCAGCAGGGCCTCTGCGACCTGGGGTAACGTCTCTAGCGTCACGTAACGCAGGTCGAGGTCAGGGCTATAGTCCAGCTCGTCGTCAGGGTGTTGCTGCCAGTGGGCATAGCGGGTATCACGGGGCGTCATACGCCCAACTCCTCTAAGGTGAGTGGCTTGCCCGTGAGACTGTCGATCAGTTGCCGGGGGGTCAGCGTCCCGGCGCGAAACATGCGTGCGCGCGTGGGACCTAACACGGCATCCTGATACGCCGTATCACGGCGGGAGAGCCACTGACTCACCGTCTGTTGCGGCACGCGTCCGCCGTCCGGCACGACAGGGATCATCTCACTACGACACCCGGGATGGTACGGGGGTCCATGGAGATACGGGACGCTATGATTGATAGGTTCATGCTCCGGCACGGTATAGCGCAACCCATGCCTGCCTAGGCAGAGAGTAGACGTATGGCTGTCAAGGATCGAGCTATGTTCTACCTGTACGACGTCCGCATTGACATCGGCCACCTTGACCCGTGCCTCGCTCACCGCGTTCGTCGTCTGCGTACGCAGGAGTCGGGCCGCGTCCTCTTTCGCCTTCGCCATAATCCCATCCTGAAAGCCGTTGGCCGCCGTGCCGTGCACGCGTGCAACGAGCGTCGGCGTGGGTTCTTCCAGGCTCACCCCCACCATGAGCGAATCGCCGAGACGGGTCACGAGTCCGGCCGCCGCGCGGCTCCACCAGTCCGCGCCCGTGGTACTCAGATCCGTCGGCGTCGCCGGGCTCGGGATGAGCGTCTGCCGTACGACCCGGCGCAGCGCCGTCTCACTAGGCACCTCCTCGATGGTCCGGGCCTCGGTAGCGGTATTGACGATACGCTGCGTGCTGGTCGCCTCTTGCTCGGCCAGGGCGATGAGAAACGCGTCCACGTCGCGAGCAATCTGCGCGTACCGGGTCGTCACGAGGGGGTCCACCTCATCGCGCATCAGCGCCTGGACCGTTCGCCGCCTGGCTACGAGCAACGAGAACTGCGCCGGGTCGGCTTCCCGGAGCGCACTAAGCAGATCCTGCTCCAGCAAGAGGAGAATAGCCCACACCTCCTGGCGCTCGCGCGTCTCGGCCCGGCCGACCTGGAGGAGGCGCGCCGTCATAGCATCGGCGATTTGCACGTTTATAGCGTCGGCCATGTCTCAATCCCAGTTCGTGGGTCATCCCCACAGATGTGGGGAACACGCTTCATGCGACGCCGTCCTCGGCGGTACGCTGGACGTCTGCGGCATCCAGCCACGCCTCCAGAGTCCGTAGCAGCGTAGCCGGGGAGACGATCGCGACGTCCGTGTCGTGATCGAGTGTTTGCAGCATCGCATCGACCATAGCTTCGGCAACAAACCGCGCGAGCAGGGCATCCACTTCGGCAAGGGCGCCCTCTAGCGTCCCATCCGCGCCAGGATACGGCGTGTGCGCCCCATTGCCTAACGTACTCATATGGTGCACCCTCCCGCCCCGTCGTGGGGCATTGACAGGTTCGGCCAGTCTGCGGTTCATCCCCACACGCGTGGGGAACACGAAACTCCGTGTGCCTACCGTTCCCTAATGTACTCGGTTCATCCCCACAGGCGTGGGGAACACTCATACGCTCGGCCAAAGCACCTCATCGAGCACCTCGAAACACTCGATCCGCCCATCGCTGTGCAACTTATAGCGTGCCACCACGATCTGCTGCCCCTGATCGTTCACCGTCTGCGCCTCGACCAGGACATCCTCGGTGGGCACGGACTCCGCCATCACCTGCGCAATCGTCTCTTCAAATACCCGCCGCGCGTGCGCACGATCAAACGCCATCGGTGTCTCTCCCTGTCGGCGTGTGGACAAGCGTCCGCGCCAGCTATTGCACCAGACGCCGACTATACCGTCAGCCGGAGCCGACTCGTCTCGGGCAAGGCTTCCTCATGGCGCTCCCATTCACCCCCGCCCACCGGAATCTGAATCTCGCCGCTAAAGCCTGCCGGCTGGACAAGACTGCTGGCCCACTTAAACAACTCTTTCTCGATAGCCGCTTGGAGCCGCTGCAGCACCTGGAGATACTCCAGCTCCGCATCGCCGGCCTTCGCGTCGAGCTGGCCCAGCGCCTGACGCATCACCTGCTCCTCCTCGGGGGTCGCCTTGTGACTCTCGGGATCGGCAAGGATGCGCTGCAAGGCCACCACGAGATGGCGGAGCTGGTCGATATACCCCTGTGCCAGGTCGGCCTCAGCGTCGAGGGCCTGAAGCATCGCCTCAATCAGAGCTTCGAGCGTGGGATCGTAGGGTTCCACTAGTCGTCTCCTTGCTGGTGGAGTTCTTCCGTCACACACTCCTGCACATCGAGCAGGAGCTGGCGATAGGACCGGGGCGATGCCGTCCGGGGGCGAAACGCCATGAGCAGCCGCTGCAACGCATATGCCCGGTCTTCCTGGCGCATGCGGAGGCGTATCTCCTCCTGCAGGGTCTCAAAGGCGGTGGTCGTGTGGTCAGCCACGGGCATACTCCTCCGCCTGAGCCTGCTCGGCCTCGACCAGCTGCGTCGCCAGCACGGCCATGAGGCGGCGCAACAGGCCGGGATAGGTCAGGTGATAATCCTCCTCGCGCGGATCCCAGGTGGCGAGGAGTTGGCGGACCATCTCGCGCTCCACGGCACGGTGATGATCACGCTCGGAGCGTGGAACGACCGGGATAGCGGGCATGGGGTTATCTCCTTGTGCGCAAGCCCCGACGGGCAAGGCGTTTGCGGCCGGCGGCGCCGGCGCGCTTGGCAATATACGTCGCCAGGGCAAAGGCATTGCCTTTCCGCACCCCCCGACGCTTGAGTTGTTCCGCGACCTTGCCCCGTGCCGCACGGGCCTTGGTTCCGGTCCGAAAGGACACTTTTTTCCGCGCCATAGTAACACGCTTTCTCTCGGCGCACACCGTGCGCTCGCGCTCCCTCACCCCCACCGCGGCGGTTCCTTTTGCCCTCTTGCAAAGACTGCCGATATATCTATACGCTTGCAGCGGTGGGAGGGGGGAAGGGATTTATCGAGGTTTTCTCCGAGATCTTCTCTTCTTTCTTAGATCTGCAGAGCACCATTTCTCCCGCCTACGCCGCGGTTCGTGCCGTGCCATTGCGTCCTGGCGGAGCCGTGCCTGGCCCTGGCGGCAGCGTTACCAGCGGCCGTTGCGCTTGCTCATCTTCAATCAGCGCCTGTTCTTCCTCCACCGGCACGAGCGGTCTCGCAATCTCCCCACGCTGTAAACAGAAATAGAACGTTTCATACGAAATAGTGCCATTGAGCAGGGCTTGCATCAAGGCCTGGAGCATCTGGGGCTGCATCAGGTTCGAGACGAGGTCCTTGTTCAGCACGACATGCACGGTAGGCTCATCACTATTCTCACTGAATCCAGCCCACCAGTTATGGACCTGGAGTGCCCACGTCAGCCCCTGACTCACGCTACTCACGAGGCTCTGCACGGGACTATCGCTCCCCGCCATACGCCACTGCACCCCTGTCGCCGTCTCCTGCGTGTCCGGGGGGCCTTCGAGCAGCCGGGCCCCCATCGCCGCCATCATCTGCAAATCCGCCTTGAGGGCATTTTCGTGGGGCTGGAGGCCCTGGCCGTGAAATTCGACAATGCCCACCTTGGCTTGATTATCGGGGAGGAAGAGGGCCGAGCTGGCGCCCACATAGAGCTCTGGGGGGGCTTCCATATTGGCCGCAATGTAGAACTGGGGCATGGCCGTAAGGTGCAGCGCATGCTCATAGTCGGCGCTATGGCGCCAGTTGAGGAAATTGCGGCGGACGAGGCCTTCCAGGAGCGACTTCTCCGGGGTCGGCTCCAGCGAGAACGGCGCCATGAAGCAAAACGGCAGGTAATCGAGCGGTTGCCCCTGGCGCATGGGCATCCAGACGCGTTGCAGCGTCGCCGCCTGCGCGTTGGTCCGCTGGCCCACGGGGTCTTCCAGCCACAGACTCACCTCGTAGAGGCCCACTTCATTCAAACGGAGCACGCGGTATTGGATCTGATCCTTGACCACAAAGAAGTCGGGCGTGCCCCACACGCCTTGAGGAACCTGCACGCATTCCTTGAGGACCACGAGTGACAGGATCGTATCCCCACCGCGTTGCATGGTGCGCCAGTTGATGATCTCCTCGGCCCGGTACGCCACCCAGTAGGGGCGACTCTGCGGGGGCGGGGGGAGCAGCTGGCCGTCCGGCGTCACGTCCCCGGTGGGGAAGTCCACGAGGATACCGAAGCGACCCATCAACAAGGTCTCGCGCACGGCCTCTTCGCAGAACATGCGGAGCGAAATGCCCGTCTGCGTGATATCGGCGAGTTGGGGCTCCAGCGTGGCAGGGCCAATGAGTTGCGGCTCATGCCGAAAGACGGACCCGGTAATGCCATGTACGGCATGTTCGGTCGCACTCGTCCAGGACGGGCGATCCCGATAGGCGGCGTATTGTTCATCGCGGCGCATCCCCGCTGGCCGGGGTAGGTACGCCGTCCCGTCCAGGGCACTGCCCCCGGCCCGCTGCGAGACACTCAAGGGCCGGGCCGACTTGACGGCGGCTTCCCCCAGATAGGCGTCGCGCAGCATCCCCCACAAGGGCAGCATAGCGGCATAGGCGGGGTGGGGCAGGGTGACGCTCATTAGATATGCATCTCCATCAGCCGCAGGGGCTTGGGTTGATTGAGCAGTAACTCGGTAAAACACCAGACCGCCGCGTCCATCCGCGAGGGCGACGGCATGCCCGGCACCCAGGACACCATTTCCTCTTCGAGCGCCGGGAACACGCCCACGTGCGAAATCCTCCCGTGTTCATACTCGGCACTCACTGGCTCGGCCCGCGTCTGCTTGCTGCGGCTTGCATGCACCATCTTGTAGTGGACGGACGCCGTGGGTCGGGCGCCTTGACGGTACATCTCTTGCGCCACAAAGGCAATGACCGTGCCAATCCACTCGCCGCCATTGTTGGCTTCCCCAAGGAGGACATCGGCCTCTAACTGATCGTAGAGCAGAATCGCCTGGCGCGCACAGGCCGCCGGCGTCCCGCGTCGGGAGGCATCGCGCAAGGTATAGCCATGGCCCTGCGCATCCCGTCCCCCGGCGACAATGCCCATCTCGTCACTCGTCTCCTGCGACGTGCCCGCAGGATCGAGGGCGATCGCCACCCGCGTCAAGGCCGGGAGTTGGTTCGTGGTGATCCGGGTCCGGTCGAGGAGCGCTTGCGTCCACAAGGCGCCTGGCACCTCGTCAATGTCTTCGGCCAGAATCTCCTGGCGATGGGCGAGTACGGACATATCCTGGAGAATCTCATGGAGCGCCTGGCGCGAGATATGCGGATTGGCATGCGAACTAAAATGAAAGGTCGCCCAGCGCCCTGTGCGATCACTGCTGGCGGCTTTAAAGAGTTTGGCGGCATGGCGCGGATCATGGGCTTTGGTCGTTCCGGCCGCCCGCAGCGAGGGCGGAGTATAACAAAAAATCGCCACACTGTTCGCCCGGTCGAGCATCATGGGCGCCCCGACGAGCTCCCACGCCTCCTCATTGCAGAGCTGCCACTCATCGAGAATGAGCCGCGAACAGTAGTCCCCGCGTAACGTATCGGCATTCCAGGCCGTCTTCGCCCGAATGCGTTGCTCGGTGCCCGGCAACTCAATAATATGCAGCGTTTCGTTCTTACGAAAGAGCCCGGCCTCGATCGGTTCGGCCAGCGCCAGCGAGACCTCATGCCAGAAGCGCATCACTTGCTCGGCGGTCGGCACGGCATAGAGCACACGCTCGCCCTTGAGAAATTCCTCGACGGCAAAGATCGCAAGGCCCGTGGTTTTGCCCCCGCGGCGTCCAGCACGGATGACCCGCCGGGGCGCTGTTGAACGGAGAAAGCGTAGTTGCTCGGCATGCGGACATTTGAGCCGAATCGTGACTGGGAGCAGCCGGGCGCTGGGCTCGACGGCCGTCGCGGTCATGGGAGCGACCCATGGGAGGGCAGTTCCAGGACGGGCTGTGGCTCGGGCAACGCCAGGGGAGCCGCCGGCGGATTCTCATACACGACCCGCAAGACGATGTCGTGGCCGTCCTCGCCCGTATGTTCGTGGCGCTCGGTATAGCCGCGATCTTTGCCAATGGTCTTCAGGGCAAAGGCAATGCCCCAGGGCTCGCCGTTCTGGATGGACTGCCACAGTTTCAACTCCGCGGCATCAAGCATCATACCACGCTGGGCATCCTTCGCCGCCTGGACGGACGGATAGCGCTTGCAGTAGAGGCGGATCGTTTCGGGGTTACAGCCGAGGCGCTGGGCCGCAATAAACACCATGCCCTTCGTTTCGATCAGGGCATCGGCCACTTGCTTCGCGGTATAGCGCTGCGGCATAGACATAGGCCAAAAGTTCCAAAAGTTATGCAAGCCGCTGGGGCTGCTCCCCCGTTAACTGTGACCACCTCTCAAGTGTCACCGCCACATAGCCGGGGCCGATCTCGCAGGCATAGCAGGTACGCCCCAAGTTCTCACAGGCCATGAGCGTGGTACCGGAGCCGAGGAAGGGCTCATAGACCAGGGCACCCGTAGGCGTGCTACTCTTCACCGTGCGCTCAATCAGAGCCAACGGCTTGGGCGTGGGGTGACCCTGACGCTCTTCACCCTTGACGCGGGGGTAGGCCCACACGTCGGTCATATTGTCGTGCGTATTGTCGAAGTAGGCGCGGGTGGCATAGTAGTCACGCTTGAGGTCGTCGTAGTCACGCTTGAAGCCGTCGCCACGGGCAGCCCGCTGCCAGGCTTCATAGACCTCGCGGGTGGGCATGGTCCATTGCGAGGCATCAAACCAATGGCAACCACTCGTAGGACTATGGCCCGCGAGGCTTTTACAGCGAGCATTGTCCCACCCCATACGGTCACGTTCCTGTTTCAAATACGCACGGATCGGCTCCCACCCCTCCCAGTAGTTGTCAGCATTGGTGCTAAAGCCTTGCTCACCCAGCATGAAGAAGAGACAGCGCTCGCTGGCACCAGGATACAGGCGTAAGCCTTCGGCGCCCTGATGACTAATACCACCCGCCCCAGCGTCGCCCTTATCCCAGACCAGCTCATTGCGAAACGTGAGCCGTTCACTCGCCTGCAAGCCGCCCTGATACCACAACCGCCACAGGTCCTCCGCATTGCCCCAGAGATACACACTGGCATTAGCTGCCAGGCTGGCGCGGGCGGCATGCCACCAGCGCATCTGGAAGGCGTCGAGCTTGCTGGCGTAGAGGTTGTCGTTGGCAATGCCCTCGGCTTCCTTGCCCATACCATAGGGCGGGTCCGCGTGGCAGAGGAGCGCCTGCTGGCCCTGCATAAGCCGCTCGACCACCGCCTTGTCGGTCGCGTCGCCACACAGAATGCGGTGTGGGCCGAGTGCCCAGAGCTGTCCTTGGGCTGTCCCCCACTGCTCCCGGAGTTCCTCGGCACGGTCTACTTCGGGCGCCACGTCGCGTCCGGCCTGCTCGCCTGTCCCCTCGCCGCTGCCGGTCTGCTGCGCGATCAGCGCGTCGAGCGCCGCCGCGTCATACCCGGTGCCGAGCAGCGCCAGGGGGTCCTCGGCCGCGAGGTCCACCAGGAGGGCGGTGAGCTGCGCGTCATCTTGCTCGCGCAGTCGCGCAATATGGTTATCGCCCACGAGCAGCGCGAGGGCCGCCGGATCGTCCGGCGCATACGGCAGGCGGTAGCCGGGCACATGCGTCTGGCCCAGCGCCTGGGCGGCTTCCACCACGCCATGGCCGGCGA